CCTTAATCATGATGATGTCACCGGCAACGAACGTTGAGCCGGTTGGAACTTTGATAGTCGTTGCGTTGGTCTGTGTTGCACTAATCGTCGTCGTGTTGGTCTGCTGTCTGACAGCGCCAAGAGCAGCCTTCAGCAGCACGTTGCACTCTGGTAGACCTCCGGCCGTCGTGTTTGCCTTAGCCTCTACACCGATCGAAGCTTCGCACGAGCGAATACCAAGTCTTGGGAGTTCCTTCACGAGACTCGTTTGGTTATTGTTGCGCTCAACAGTCTCACGAACTCCAGAAATCTCAACGCTATCTGTGAGAAAGCTCACCGCCTGATCACCATTGCTTGGGTCAACAGCGGTTCCTTCTGTCACCTCTTCAGTAACATAGAGGACTAGGTTCTTACTTACTATGTCTGACATAATATGTTCCTTTCATCAAAACGGTAATTGGACCATGACAGCAAAACTACCGTACCCTGCGATAATCTTTTGCTCTTCCAACCATAGCACTTTGTCAACTGAAAAGCCACTCAGCATTCTAGCGTGTTGAGAGACTTCTCCTTTCTTGTTGGCAAGGTCTTTCCAGAGTGACTCAAACTGTCCAAACATCTCAACCATCTTAGCTCGTACTGCATCTTCTCCGAAAGTCGTGGTAACATACTCATCTGTTAGGATGATTTCAAACTCATAATTAAGTGACACTGCACGATTGTTTCCATCAGTATTAGGAGCAGAAATAGGTACTAGCCCCCAACGTTTTGCAGAACCTGTGAAGGTGTTTTCTTCGATATGAAATTCATGAGTTAGGCGAGAATACGATGAGCCGAGCGTGGTCTGGATCACGTTCTGAAGTCCGGTATCTACGCTTTCTATTACGCTTGTCATGACTACTCCTTATCGATGAAAGATGATTTCATTGTGTTGCGTCTGGTTATCGTCGACAGCGCCATTGCTATATTTGTCCCAAGTCAGATAAGCATTATCAATTGCTTTATCATATTCTTTTTTGTAATATGAAGACTTTGATGACCAATTATCTTCTTGTTTCGCGCTATTGGCCACATTATGAAATATCTTTGAAAGAGCTAGATATGTTGCTGCTGTCTTCACTTCGTCGATATCCATCACATCCCAGTGAGAGAATTTCTTCCAATAGCAATCATTCTTCAATCGTCTCATTCCTCGACGCCTAAAATGTTGCACAATATCATTGCGACAAGTTTCGTGAATCAGTAGATGGTTCGGTTGTCCTAAGAGAAATTGCGCATCAAGAATCTTTGGGAATTCCTTGAGAAGTTCGTTATCATCAGAGAAAAGTCCAGAGATAGCTCGCAAAACGATAGCGCTAGTCGCTGTTCCTACTGTGATTTTTGCCCAGTATTTCTTGACGGAGTTAACCGTTCCCTCGTCGATATCCTCTGATGGAAGCATCCACTGAATAAATCCTGCTCGCGTTAGTCCTTTGGTATCGTCGATAGATTGAACAGCATCCCATGTTGAGAATTCCTCATTATACATAGAGACTGTGAGTGTCCTAGTTCCAGTTGACACAGTGGTTGGCCAACAAAAGAGAGAGTTAATAGGTTTCTCGAACCCAACATATAGCGCATCATTTGTTGTCATTGTCAGCGAAACTGTATCAAGCGCGAAGTCGCACAACGGGTCTGAGTAGTCCGTGAATCCAAGTGGAGTCGAGAAGAGAATCGTTGGTCTCGTTAGAATATCTTTCATGTTAATCCCCTAAAGAAAAATCCCTGCTACCAGATGATAGCAGGGATTCAACACAACATCAACAGAAGCAGAAACAATACAACATCAGTTACTATAGAGAACTCCGCGCTTACCAGAGTCCATTACTTCAACACCGTAAACAGTGTTGAGAAGGATCTGTGTCGATACCATCTTGAGGTCTTCGTCCATGCGGACTGTCACTTCTTTTTGGCGACCAAACGCAACATGGCTGCGGTGATAGAAAATCGAGGTTGCAGCAGTAACAGCATTTGTCATAACCACGCGGAAACCGTAGATCATGCCAATTTCACCGTTAATAAGCGCAACATTGCTTCCATACTTAGAAGCATCAATGAAGTCACCAAGGGACAAGAGATTGCTCTCTTGATCAGGATGAATTGCGCAAAAGCGGTCATTCATTGGAACGTTTTGAACGTTCAACAAACGACGAGCGTTGCGAATCTCAGATAGAGAAAGCGTTGACGACGTTGCATAAGTTACCTGATGATCTGGAGCTGAAGCCGATGTTTTCACCAGTTCTGTGTAAATATCAGCTTCAATCGCATCAACAATCGCCTGAGATGCACGCTCAACTGCGATTGGTGTCATGTTTAGGATCGTCTGAAGCTCTGCGATTTCTTCAAGGTCAACTAGTACCGCCTTGTGCTGACTGAGTGAAATCGTATCACCAGCGACCGTTAGACGTTGCGCGTTCAGGCTCGTCGAAGCCGTCTTATCCTCGGCTGTTAGTCCAGAAACTCGTGGAACGAGGAAAGACTTATCTCCCTTGGCAATCTCGCTAGATTTGTCAGTAATAGTCCAAAGTAAACGAGCCTCTTGAGCCAAGAACATCTGAACAACAGCAGAAATCTTAGAAAGCCCAGCCGTCGCTGTATCGGCGGCTCTTGTGTAATCGTATGACATAAATTATTTCCTTTCTTTCGTTAGCTCATCAAATGATGAACCAATTCCTTTTGAAATTAAAGCGCTAAGCCCACCAGCAGCTAACTCCTGCTTCATGGCCATTTGTGCTTCTTTCAGATTTTTTGGAGCAAAGTCTCCAAAACTACCATTACTAGGGGCTTGTGTACTTGGAGGTGTCGCTGCGCTAGGTACAATCAAGTCAGGAAAATCAGTCTTAATCTTCGCAACAAGAGCGTCAACTGAAGTAGGATCACTCAGGTCAACACTAGATACGTCGAGAAATTTGTCTGCGTATTCCTGCTTCTTGAACTTCACTTTTTCAAGAACTGCTTGACGCTTCTTTTCCTCTTCGCGTTCTTTTGCTGACGCCTCAAGAACTGCTTTCAGTTTCTCTGCTTCTTTCTTTGCGCTCAAAACTTCTTGCTCTCTCAACTTCGCTAGATCCTCGAAGCGTTTCTGCTCTGATAATTCTCGCTCTTCGCGAGCCTTTTTCTCCGCTTCGTATTCTGCTAGCTTTGCATTAAGTTCTGCTTTTTCTGTCTCGTATTTAGCTTGCTTCTTTTTCATTTCATCAAGCAAACCACGATGCGACTCAAGAGGTACGAATTTTTCATCCTTCTTTTCCGCAGGATTTGAAGGTTGACCCACAGGGTCTTTGTTTTCGTCACTCATACACTTTTCCCCTTTTTGAAATTACCTCACCATGAGGTCACTGTTAATACGTTACATTCAACGAGCTAAACTGTCAACATAATCTCTTAGATACTTCTTGAGGATTTGTAAGACACGTTTGTATTCTGAGTTAGTCAGGAACATGAAAGGTCTCTTTGCTCTTTTGCTAGCACCTTCATGTGCCCAAGCGGCTTTCAGCTTTGCGAACTTAGACGAGAACAGAAGTGTCACTTGTCCTTCATTTGTCTTCTCGTAAGTCAAGTTGTCCATCATATCGCCGGTCATTGTGAGATGAGAGCGTTTTGGTTGAGAGCCTGGAAACAACTGCATCTTCTCGCGGGCTGCGATTGTTGATGGCTTGAGTTCAACAAATTTCTTCTTTTGTTGGCCATTCGCATCACATCCGTATCCTAGTCTGACACGCGTTCGAATCATCTCCACAAGCTCGGCACCTACCGGATCTCTAGCCTCTTCGACAGCGACTTTCATTCTGATAATGCGTTCTGCTAGCTGTTCTGCTGTCAAACGACTCATAATATCTCACCTTCATTTGTAAGTATTCCGAAGATATCTTCTAGCGTAATTCCTTGCTTAGCGGCTTTTCTTTCAGCTTCTCTCAGCTTTTCAGGTTCAGGAGTTTTTTCAAGAATTTTCTGGAGTTCCTTGTCAGAAATACCAAGGAAGTCACGCTTTGGAAGCTTGCCTGTACCCTGTTTTGCCGTGATGTGTCCGTTGGCTTTTGCTCGCTGTTCATCATCAGGAAAACCAATAATGATTGTGTTATCACGGGCCGACAAAACAGAGAGATCTGCCAACATCTCGCCCATGAGTTTGAGATTAACATTGTTAGCTGACTTGCCTGCAAGGATGAAGTCATCACTGTTTTTATATGCATCCGAGTATGGGTGAAACGGATTCCCGTTCTTGTCTTTGCCTGCTTTAGTGCGGTCAAGAATCACCTGGACGGCCTCTTCGCCTACTCGACGCAGCCAGTCATTCGGCTTCTTGCTTCCCTTGATCTTGATTACTGTTACCGTTTCTTCCCATGCCATTGAGTTGCTCCTTTTCTGCAAGCTCACGCTGTTTGTCAGACTTGATCTGCAACATCATAACCTGGAGCTGCTCCTCTGTCATGCCAGGATTCGCTTGCTTTACAGCCTCTTCCCAAGACAGCAGAGACTCATTTTTCGCAGTAACGATACGGTCAATCTTCTCTTTCGGTGTTTCTGGGAGAATAGTCGTCTCAGGGAATACGGTCTCGCCTTTGATATCAGATCCTAGGAGTCGGCCGACAAGGAAGAGAGTGTCGCTTTCCACGCTTTTGAACAACTCTCGTTGCTTAAGTACGTCTTCACTTACATCAGCAGAGTCAATCGCCTTGGCAATTCCCGAAAGATTACCTGAACTACCGCCGTCGAGTGAGCTGATTTTGATGTTCCTGCTATCCAGCCACATTGAATACTGCGCGTGAATTGCTTCCAACATCTCAGATACAGCGATTGTTGGTGAAAGCTGACCTACTTCTTGCCGGTCACCACTTTCTGAACTCACATCTGGCTTCAAACACCACGCGCCGTTAGGTCTGATACCGCCGCTCGTTGGAGTAAGGCCAATGAAGTAGGTAATTGAGAAGCACTTGTATTTGAGTCCATAATTCATGTCACTCATCAATAGAGGTAGTAGTGTCACCATATGCATGGTTTCTTTATCAGTTGCAGGCATTACTGTCTCAATATCACGCGTTGCCCATGATACAGGAATCCTGCCGAAGTCGTGAAACTCTTGTGACTGAATCCTGCCATCAGAATCAAATGTGACATACTCTTCTTTGGTATATGCTTCAAAAAGCATCACTTGAGTGTTGCCTTTTTTCTGATTTCCTAGTATTTTTATGAACGCTATCACATTGTTATCAATTGTTCCATCGTCCATTAAGAGAAATTTATGAGCAGGGTAAACACGAATCTTCTCGACAGTGCTCTTCTTAGCTTTGCCTTCAGTATCACTTTCAGCTACCGCCTCTACAGCGACAACGCGGAATAAGTTCAAGAAGTTGTTAGCCTTTTGCATAGATTCTTGGAATTTAAGCTTTGCAAATAGTGCATCGAAGTCTTGATAACCAACGTAATTTCGTTGTGGTGTTACTTGATAAACTCCTGATAGTTTGCTCACAATCTTTGGAAGTACATTGACAGTGCATAGACGAGACTTCGCTTCTCTACGTGTGTCTTCTCCCTCCACATCATCATCAATTCTCTTGTTAAGATATTTTGTGATATTGCGGTTATATATTTCATAAAGAGCTTCCGCTGTTTTGAGATAGTCCTCTTTTGACTGAATAAATTCGAGTGCTTTCTTTACGTCAAATGCCATGTTAAATCCCCCTTTCGGTGATTGTCACATGATACCACATTGCCAACAAAGAAGAAATATTACCACTGGTAAGCCTTAGACTCTTGTTTCACGCGAATAAGAATCGGAAAATAGTACCACTCAGGGTACCCGAGCGCATCAGAGATGTGGCCCAGCATCGGGGTTTTCTTCTCCTCGCCGTCAACGAAGTAGTTCAGGTCTTCGATGAGACGAGTGCAGGAGGGATCGATTTCAAGCAATCCCCTCTGCAGTCTTCTGTTGATGTTATTGAATCGGTCTTTTCGTTGTGGATTGCGAGTTCTTGGCACATTAAATCCCGCCTCCCTAAGTAGACCTAGGTCCGTTTTAGAGCTGTTCGTTTTGCGGTTATCTCCGGTGTTATCTGGGATAATCGTGATTCCTTCCGCGCTACCGAAGTGGTTGATGAGCCTATTTATCATCGCTTCAGTGTTAGAATTCTCAAGCCAGAATTCCTTGAAAACTCTGGTTGTATCGTCGTAATGCTGCATGCAAATAGCGGTCATCGGGTGTACGTTGAAGTCCATACCGATGATAACTGGACGCTTCGGATCGAATTGAACCGGCTTCACGTTCTTTTCTCTTGTGAAGTTGTAGTATGTTCTTCCACTCTTCGCGAAGAATCCACCGTTCAGTTCTTGTTCAAGCATCTCATCATCATATGAATCTTTGAGTAGTTGTATATAGCTATCTGGCAAGTGACGGTTTTGGAGGGTGGAGGTCAGAATCAGTTCGCGCTCGATTGCCCTCGGGTCGCCTTCATCGATCTGTTTCTTGAACAGTTCATAGAAGAAATTCAGAGAGTTAGGAGTTGTGGCTGCTCTCATTGTGAGGGGGCCTCTAGTGTCTCGAAGACGGCCTAGAAACACAAGGTAAGCCTGCTTCTCCCAGTAGGCGAGTTCATCGCAACGAAGCGAGCCAAACTCAACAGAGCGAAGATTTGTATAGGTTTCTTGTGAGCGAAATACACAAGGGGTTTCGTTAGGACCAACCAAGATTGTGTAATCAGCTTTCTTTTCTTTGTATGCAATCTCACATGTATCAAGCAATTCTTTGAATTTTGGTATCGCACTGTCTTTCATATTCTGATAGGATAGAGAGCCATAGCAATGCATACAACTTGGATATCTTATTGCATCGACGAGTAGCCCCAAGCGGAGCACGAACGACTTACCGCCGCCGAGACCACTAGTAATCGCAGCTTCTCTTTTACGCGAGTTCAAGAATTGTAATTGCCCTGGATTCAGTTGAAAGCGTACTTCCATGTGCGTCACCTCGAAGTGAAGCATAACAAAAAAAGAAGAGCAGGTGAACCCTGCTCTCGAACTTAAGGAGTTGTTGAAGATCTCGTTATTAGATGAACATATCACTGACTCGTCCCTGAGTCAATGGGTTTTTCAAAGCGCGCCGATTTCTGCCTTTTCCAAAAGTATCGTCAATCTCTTTTGCTGTTTTGCGCATCTCTTCATCTAGCGCTGTAAAATCATCGACATCTTTCTTGAATACAAGGAAAACCTGACCAGTGCAAAATCTAAATACTGTTAATTCTCCAATTTCACTCATTCTTTTCTCCATCGATAATAATCGTGATCGACTGAGCAGACTTCTCGTGCTCCGCCTTCATTTTGTTATACGCTTCAATCGCCTTGGCCCGGCTAGCGGCCGTCTGTCTCCGGTCATTAGCTGCAGCGTAGAGACCTTGCAAGAGTTTGCTTTGAGCTTCCCTGGACCGCTGCAAGAGTCTTTGAGTGGTCTCTTCAGGCACATCTCCGAAGCCCTCCATATCGAGCGCTAGACGGACAGGCGTTCCTTTATCGATCAGCTCCAAAACTCTTGCGGTGTTTTTCATCTCAGTAAACCTTCACTTGGAAAGACTTCTCGACGCAATACTCGCCAACGTTGATTGCGAGTCGCTTGGATGCGTTGTCTAGTTTAGACAGGTCATACGTACCGAACAGCTTGAACGACTCATTAAAGAAACAACTGCAGAATGTACGGGCCGCAGGATCTCCATTGAGTTCAGCAACACACTGCTCAACATGCGGCCTCGCGTCAGGCGTTGAAGCACAGGCCGACAAAGAGAGAACGGTCATGATTGCGATGATTGTCTTCATTTGAGTCCTTTCGCTACCTTGAATTTAACGACACGTTTGGCTGGTACATCAACCACTTCGCCGGTGGCAGGATTACGTGCTTTGCGAGCCTTGCGGTCGGACGCCTTGAACACCCCGAAAGGAGTCTTGAGACATTCTCCAGGCTCAAGCACTTCGACAGCAGCAGTAAGAGATGCGATATAGTGATCGATGATTTGCTTCACATGCCACTTAGCTAACTCAGGATGAACTTTTTGAACAGCGCCAATAAGGTCGTTCTGGTTAAGTACACTCTTGCCCATATCTCAATCCCCTTTCTTCAAAAGCAACATGCAAAGTTTCTTTGTCGTTGCGTCTTTCTTTGTAGCATCTCTGAATGCAGACATCAATGTTTTCACCGTGTCTTTAGCTTTGCAGTACGCTTCATTGTCGTCGAGCTTTTCTCGCTCAGCATCGACTCGCATATCCGCCTCTGTGGCGATGCGTTTGAGCTGTTCTGGAGTCGCCTTCATCAGATCTAGTGCGCTGTCGCCTAGACAATTCACGAACTTCTTTGCGGGCTTTTCCTCGATTCCAAGTTCAAGTAGTTCACTGAAAGCTAGCTCTTTCTTTGTTGGCTTCTTTTCTGTCACTTCGTCGCTCTCCCAATCATAGTGTTTCCGGTGATGGCTTGAATTTCAAACGGACTAATACCGTTATCACTCAGCACATAAAGCAATTTCCAAAGCTCGACTTTGAGTGTGTTCTCCTTTCGTAGGTGTTTATCCCAATACAGTGAATACAATCCTGAGATTCTATTCCTGTAAACCATGCCATTTGGAATCTTTGCCGCGTCATAAGCTCTTCGCATATTTCCCTCAATGAATTTCGTTGTTGCCTTCACTGATTTCCTTATCAGTGAACATCGCACATTCTAACATTTGCTGTCCGCCTGCTAATATCTCAAGAATTGTTTCCTCCTGTACATTGAGTAATCGCATTTGGTCGATGCCAGTCAATATCATCGACATTCCGATGTTTACTATATCAACGCATGAAGCACCTTTTTCTTCGAGTGCTTCAATAACACTTGCTTGATATCGCCTCATAACGTTGTCGTCTAGTTGCGATATTGTTTTGATTGAATCTGGCTTTTTCACGACTCACTCCGTCGTTGATGTTTGAGTAAGACTACCACATGAATCCTTACACGAAAAGCTTTCCCTGCTTCTCAATGAGATGTTGTTTGTAAGCTTCTCTCACTGGAAGATGAGGGAAGATCGTCACATTCGCAAACTCTGTTCTTACGCCTTCAGGAATCAAGTGAGACACATTCTCTACTACATCAAGACAGGTCTGAATCGACTTGTGGACTCGTCCAAACCTGAGAGTGTATTCAGCTCCAAGTGCCTTGAAGTGCTCAACAAGCCAAAGGTAATTACCACGAGTCTTGCGCGTCCATATCGCTGCTGGATGATGTTTGTGGGTCAACTTGTACGGAGCTTCACCACCGCAGACGACGATAGCGCCACAGAGAAGCTGAGCGGTCTCCAAGACCATCTTGACTAAGCGCTTGTTATCGAGAGCTTTGGCACACTCGATTGGACAGTCCGATATAGCGAAGATATTCACAGTTCACCTCACTTAATTCTGTAATTACTCATCACTCTTGCGTTGTGAGCCTTTCGTTCTTCACTTGTAGGCCCTTTGGTGAGTTTCGACTGAGATTTCTCTGAACGAATCTTCTCGCGAATTCTGTCCACTACGCTGCGGACTGGAAACTTTTCTCTGGCCTCTGCGCATGATGCTGGATCTAGGTCAATAGTGCCAAGAACCTTTTGGACCATGACTAGAATTTCAAGTGGTGTAAACCACATATCTGTTCTGCTGCTGTGTTGAATGTTCATTACCACAATTCCTCCTCATCTATCTTATCGGTATTCTGTGATGGAACTTTAGCGTTTTTTCTTCTCGCTCGCTCTGCTTCAATCTCAGTGAGATAGAACACCTCATACGACACCTGTTGTCCGCGCTTCCCTTTGATGCTATGGACAGCGAATGGATTAGAGCAGTTGTGATTCACTTTGAGACTCGCTAGTTGTTCATCGGATAGTTCAGTGATTTTCATCGTCTGTCTTCTTTTTCTTGGGGTTACGGTTGCCTTTAAGTGCGTCTTTGTTGCGCAATCCATCGGTACCTTCTGCAAGGTAAGCATCACGCCAGCGATAGTAGGTCCCGACGCTTGGTGTGGGTAACGATAATTCCTGCGCGATCACCGCTAGTTGACTCTCGATTCCTGCTTTCGACGTGATTCCCTTCTCTAGCATCGTCTCAACGCATCGCAGCTTAAACTCCTCTTGCTTCGATCGGCCGACAAGAAAGGGATTGAGCTGGTTATCCATCAGAGCCTTGCTAGACGATCTCAGACTCCCATCGGATGCTATGTAATGCGCTAGCGTTGATGCGACAACGCCAAGTTCTTCTGCAGTCTCAGCAAATGTCTTGCCTTGCCTGAGTAATTCGACAGCCTGAGTAAGAATCTCTCTGGTGATCTTCGCAGGCTTACCGCGCTTGCCGTATTTGTCTCGCCTGATGTACACGGTTTTTTCAATGTACACAGGCACTTTCTCGCGAATCACCACGGGAATTTTCTTCTCGATTATTTTCTCGACTTCGATGATTTTCTCGACGATACGCTCTTTCGGCTTGCGACCGCGCGTTTCTATTTTTGGTCGTCCTGTCTCTAGCTCGCTAATCTTTCGTTGTAGCTCCTCGATGCGAGGATCCAGGTCAACCAGCTCGTCAACCACAGCTTGCAAGAGCGCCTTGTTTCCTGCCTTGCGGTGCCGTCGTAACCAGAAGAGGATCTCGGACAAAGGAGGCACTCGGCTGCCCTTACCGCAGTCGCTGCATTCACCGTGTGAAATCGGGCCATGACAGTATGTACAGATCATGATGTTGGCATTCGGCTTTACCACGGTGATTACCTCCTCTCCTAAGACCTCTGACGCTCATTTTCTTTCCTGTGCGCGGATCTAGATCTCCGCCACTGCAAAAGCAAAGCTCGCAAATGAAAGACGCTCCATGACCACAGTCGCAATCTCCAAAATAATCGAATTCGACAAGACAAGAAGGTCTTCTTTTCAGTAGCTTTTTTCGTTGGCGTTTTCTCATTGGAATTTCACCAAAACCGCAAGCCAGAGTCCGCTTGGTAGTCTAAACGCAGGATAGACTCCACGAATTTTCTTGGAAGCTGTTACTTCATCGATGCAAAATAGCTCTTTTGAGGCAATTGCGTTGAATTTCGTGTACTTCATCACAGCATTTACATCTTGTTTCAAGAATCGCCCTTTTAACTCTGAGTATTTCATAGTCACCTCCTAGACTGCTTATCGGAGCTTTGTGGAGAAACTTTAGCGGTTACCAGAGTTCGCTCTCCTCAACTTTCACTTTCGGTTTGATGAGATACGATAGTTTCATCGGTTTTGCTAGAACATCTCTGTCTTCTTTTGAAAGCTGTTTTCCTTCACAGGTCATCTTCTGGATTTCATATTTCTGCGAAATCAATTCAACAAGTCGCACATCGAACAGAGAGTTTGCAGCGATAACCCAATAGACGCTTACAGGTTTGTGTTGCCCGATACGATGCGTTCGGTCCGAGAACTGATCAATATCCGCTCCGTTCCATGGAAGATCGTTGAATAGGCACACGTTCGCAATAGTCAGAGTAGCTCCCACCGCAAGGCTTGGCCGCGTTGACACGAACACTCTCTGTTTGCCAGCCTGGAAATCCGTCTTCAGGCGTTCACGCTCCTCATGTTTCAGCTGCCCATGATGAAACACCGCATCTTTCTGGAAACGCGCGGCTATCGCCTCGCAGACGTCGATAAACTCACTGCCAACAAGGATAGAAGAATCTGAGCTTTTCAGGATCTGCTCAATCAGCTCGCATGTGATGTCGACCTTGGAGAGAGCAGCGTCGTGGCGGGCCTGTGTAATTTCTTCGATGGATTCTGGCAGGTCCGTCGGACACTCAACAGCGCGGTCATGACGTATCGTTGTCTTAGCCGGTAACCACCGGAGGATGTCGCTCTTAGGCATACTCAAGAAATCCCTCTCGATAGCGTGCCAGAATGCCCCGTGCGACAGTCCGAATATCTCAGAATTAACACAGTATTTCTCAGGATTAACAATATTCAATTGGTGAAATATCTCTTCACGCTTGTTCTTGACGGCGGTTCCTGATAGCAGAATGCGATGCCTGAAATGCCTAGACAGTTCTTGAACTTCTCTGGAGCGTGCGGCTTTTGGATTCATTACTGACTGGGACTCATCCACTATTAGCACATCAAATCGAGTGAGAACCTCTGAGTGTTTCGCGAGTGATTCATAGTTAACGCTTACAATCCTAACATCACAAGGCACCGTGCGCTTCTTGGTTTCGAGTTCAAGACCAACCCAGCCAAAGAACCTTTGCGCTTCCTGAATCCAGGTCCTGCGGACGACTTTCGGGCAAACGACGGCCACTGAGAGTCCATGTTTTGCTGCCCACGCTAGTGATATTAGGCTTTTACCGCCACCCATAGCGATGCCTAGGAGCGCGCATCCGTTGGTCTTGTCCAGATACTGAACCGCCTTGTTCTGATGCTGGTAGAGTGTCGTTCCTGGTGCCAACAAAGAAAGAATCTCTGGATCTTGCTCACGGAGTTTCTCTTCGCGCTCGAACCATCGCTGGTACGCTTGGTCGAAGCTAGAACCACGCATCAGAGTGAAGTTACGCTTCACCAGCACGTCAATTGCCTCGTGAGCCAGTGAGAAGCTGCTTGTCAGTCTCGCTTGGGAGCGTGGGTCGTACTCAGTGATGCCTGAGAGGATTCCTGACTTGTTGTCGAAAATCTCATTGAACTCTCTCATCCGCTCGCACTGACCGATTCTGAAGGCAATCTTGTCTCCGAGCATCTGGACCGTGACGCGCTCAGCTTGGGAGCGCAGTTGACGTTCGGATTGCACTAGCTGCTCATCTGTCATGTTCGGGTACGAGACTTCGTAACCGCGCGTCATGATTATTTTGATGACATCGTGGAGTTTCGTTGGCCGTATCGACCAGCGCTTCTTTTCTGCGTTGTAAGTAGCAAAAGTCTTCACAAGTGCAAGGTATTTGTTGATGAAGTCTTCTTTGGATAGTCGCTCGGCTGGTTCAACTTCGAAGTTGCTGTTGATAACGAGTTTCATGGTAACTCCAAGTAAGTGGTTCTCACCTACTCTATCGGAGTTTTCACGCAAAAGCTTTAGATGTTACCATAGATCGTCATCAGACGCAAAAAACACTTCCTCTATTCTTTTCTTAGCAATTTTAAAGTACTTACCTTCTTTCTCAATGCCTATGAAGTTTCTTCGAGTGTTAAGACACGCGACACCGGTCGAACCAGAGCCCATACAGTTATCGAGCACAGTTTCTTCTTCATTAGTGTACGTCTTGATTAAATATTCGAGGAGCGGGACGGGTTTTTGTGTGGGGTGAAGTGTTCCCCTCTCTACTACAGGGAAGTCTATAACTCTTTTTGGATAACGACGTCCATCGTTGTCCTCTCTGTAATTAGTGTAAGAACCATAGCAGTCTGTCATACTTGATGAGCTAGAATGGTCTTTTCCTGCCTTATTCTTATAGGGGGCGTGCCCCATGGAGAATTGAGGTAAGTACACACACTGTTTTTGGTAAAAAACACTGATAGTTTCGTAGTCATTCATGGGCATTTTCTTTGCGTTTAGATGCCCGGTTCCCTTTGGCTTATGCCACACCCAATCATACTTGAAATGCTTGATTTGACTCACGCGTAGATGCGAACTAAAAGGCTCACTTCCAAACAAAACTACTGCTCCATTTGCCTTCAGAACGCGCCAATAATGTTCCCACAAAGGTTCGAATGGTATCACATTATCCCAAGAACATGCTGTAGTCCCGTAAGGTAAATCACACAAAATCATATCCACAGAGTGATCTGGAATGTTCGCCATTTCAACAAGGCAGTTGCCGTGCATAAGCTGAATCATACGCTTCCCTTCTTTTTTTCGAGAATCTTCTGCAGCTTCATCACAAAAGTAGTGCGTTTCAATCCGATTAAATCAGCAGCAATCTTATGACTGAAGCTCGCAGCTTGCGCTCATCACCCTTGCCTGAGATGATTCTCTCAGTATCTCTTGATGAAAGCCCACACTCTACGCACTCTAGTTCAACAACCTCGCCTCCGCAACGTCTACATGGTCTCATGATTCACCTCCCTAATCTCTTATCGGCCAACAAAGAGGAAAACTTTAGGGATTCTGCACGAACCCCGTCGGAATCGATACCATAATAACAATCTGAGGAATATTCTTGGCTTTAAGCTCGTCCAGGACTCCAT